ATGCGTTTCAATTCCAGAGGACACAGTTCATCCACCTTGCGGTTGAACTGTTCCCACGTCCATAATCCGACTGGCGGTTCGGCTTGCATTATTTCCGCGCCTTTTCCTTCTTCTCCACCTTCACCACCGTCAGCGCGTCAGCCGTGGACGCCAGCGGCACAATCGGCAACTCCGGCTCCCCGGCCGGGTTGGTGTCCACCGGCGCGCTGGGCGGGCGCTGGGCGAGTCCCGGGGTGGGAGTGTTGGCCATGATGGTCGGGGCGTAGGAATCGTGCGCCACGCGCTTCTGCTTCAACGCCCGGTTGTATTCCGACAGGTCAATTGCGGTGACTGTGGACTTGGGCTGCTTCACCAACCCGTCCAGCGCCGCGATTTCCTCCGGCTTGTCTGTGGCCAAAACTCCCATGACCGAGGGCGCCGTGGTATAGGGCAAAAACGTCAAAGCCACACCTGGAGTGAAAATGGGCAGGCTGCAATTCGTCGAATGATAGAAGTTCATCGCAGATACCCTACCACAAGGGTAACACCAAATCAAGTCGCGCGCAGCTCTTGCATCTCGACGGTCATGGCGTTGGCCCTGCGCAAAGTGAACTTCAGCCAGTAGCCGCCCATGGGGCGCCCTGCCCGTCCCTGCATCCCGTGCCATCCCTCCGTCTCATTCTTGTAGGTGCCACCCCGGATAAACAACTGGCTTCGCTGGATGATCCGGCCGGCGCCATTTACCTCGGTGACGATGTTCTCGTCCGTGTTCCGCCGGTGAATGTGGCCGGAATAGAAAATGTCCGCGTTGTACTGCCCCCGCGTCCGGTTGTTGTCAATCATGCCGCGCGTCACCTCGCCGCCCCCGCCGTAGCCGTGATGGTAATGCAGATCCTTGGTGACAAACGAGGAGCCGTACTTGAACTGGAACTTGACGAACCCCCAGAAGCCTCCCATGCAGGGCACGTCCGACCGCTCCCGCAGCTTCACCAGCAACCGCTCTGTCAGGTTGGTCTGGTGCCGCAACGAGATTGACGCTTCATGGTTGCCCGGTGTAATCAGCGCGATGTTGTCCGCGTAAGGGCTGTACCAGTCGCCCGCGGTGTCCACCAAGGCGTCCAGATAGTGATTGCCGCGGTGTTCCGGCCGCAGTGCGTTTGCATCCGCCCGCTTGTCCCACTTCCCTTGCATCGCGCAAAACAGGTCGCCGATCTTCAGGATGGGCGCTTCCCTCTCGACCGCCTCCTTGTGGTGCCGCAAGAGCATGGCGCGGTCACACTCTGCGTTGTCCCAATGCTCGTCACTCATCATCAACACCCAGAACTCCGATTTGGACTGCCCTCCATTGAACGTCAGGCGGTGTACCTGGCGGCTGATTTCTTCCATGGACCAAGCGGGAGTTTTTTTCATAAGTGGGTAACCGTCTCTCAATGTAACACTAAAGAAAGGGTTGGCAACCGGGCACAAAAAACCCGGGCTGGTTTTCGAGGCCAGCCCGGGACCGAGACCGCATGACCGAGACGAAACAGCCACGCAGATTATTAAGGGCTAAACGTGTAGTAGCCCGCCTTGATGCGCTTGACGCCAAGCTGGTTGGTGCCCGTATAGCTAACGCCATACACGAAGAAGGACTTGGCCCCCAAGAAGTTCGTAGCCGGAACAGAGATCAACGTGGTGCCCACGTTAGTCACCGCCGGCACGAGGGCATTGGTGGTGCCGTTGAATACCTTGGTGACGTAGCCGCTGGTATAGGCGGGGACGGTGAACGTCACTGAAACAAGGTTGTTCGTGGCAATCGGGTCCAGGTTGACGAGCGCCGCGTCGTCAAACACCGGAGCCAGGTAGAGCGTGCCAGTGGTGGAGGCTTGCGCCGTGGCGACAGTATTGGTGCCGATGAATTCGCCAGTTTCCAACTCCAACAGCACCGCTTGGGAGTACTGGCTGTTTGGATTGATGGCGTTGAGCGAGCAGCCCTTGCCATCCGTCGGGTAATTGTAGCTGGCGAGGTTAGTAATGACGCTGCCGCCGTTGAACGCCTGATTCGTGGCCACCAGGTCACGAGTGAAGTACTGGAGCAGTTCAGCCCGGCACGTCAGGGTGCAGGCGGACAAAAGGACGGCCGCAGCCGCAATTTCCAAGATTTTTTTCATGGTATGTAAAAGTATCGGTTTTGTTTGGTGGTTTGGCCCGGGCGGTTTGATCCGCCCGGGCCGGTCAGATTACTTGTTGGCGCTCAGGGCCATGCCTTGCACCGTGATTTTCGGAGCCGCGTCCGAGTAGTTCTCGATCAACCGGTGGCGGTTGCAGTTGCCCACGCGCACTTGGAACTTCCGGCTGTTGAGCAAGATGTGCTGGACGTTCTGTTTCATCACAAACTTGTAGATGTTGTCCGCCAGGTTGTTCGTGCGGGTCACGCTCAGGTTCTTGATGATCCCGATCATGATGTCGCTCCAGTCGATGATCCAGATACCGCGGCCGGCCGACTTCTGGCCGGTCTGGAACTGGCTGCACTTGTCGTCGAAATACTGATCCGAAAACACGTTCAGTGTGTAACCGTTCTCGGCGATCTTGTACGAGTCGTACTCCGCAAAGGTCGAGCCATCGGGCATGAGGATTTTCGCGCCCAGCTCGACAAACTGCGTGATGTTGTCGATGCCGTATTTCGCCTTGAAATACTTGGGCATGATCTGGCGGAACATGGCGCGGGTGAAGCGCATGTCGGTCAGGATGTCGATGTCGGTCACTTCCGCGCCGGACTCACCTTCACGCTCGCGTTTGACCCAGTAGCAAGCTTCAAAGATGCTGTCCAAGTCCAGAGGGCCACCCTGATTGTCCAACACATTGCCGGCGGCGGCGATCTGCGTGCGGATGCCGATGGTGTTGGAGAGGTACTCCAGCGAGAGGGAGCCAGCCTGGCCGGACGCCGTCCACGCGGGGTCTTTCACTTGGGGCAACTGATTCCACGTACCGATGGTCTGAAGTTCATTCAAAGCATCGCCGTAGAAATAGCAGTTGAACAAGCTGTCCTCGTTCGCCTTCTCCTGTTGGGCGCGCAATTTGGCGAGCGGCAACAGGCGGAACTGCTTCAAACCTTGGGACGTGTTGGCGGCGCCGAGCGCGCGCACGTACTCGTCGTTGTATTGGTGCGTCCAACGGTGAGTCTGGTTCCAATATTCGATCAGGCCATAATCGTTGGTGCCCACCAGCGAGTTACCGTAGGATTCCCAATCGCTCACCGTGTTTGCGCCGACCTGAACGATACCGGTCGTGGGTTGCAAGGCTGCCTTCTGGGCCGCCGTGGCCGTGGTCTCCCACCAGCCGGTGGTAGCCGCCGAAAGCGTGCCGAACACGCCCGTATTGAACCCGCCGCCGGGCTGCATGGTGCCCGCTTGGATGGTGGCATCGCCCTGAAAAGATTTCTGGGGGACCACCAGCAGATACGCCTGGTTGGCGTCAGGCCCCGGGGCCGTATCCACAATGCGCAACTGAGCCACGTTGCGGACGCCGGTGGCGCTGTTGAACTCCGCGGTGATGCTCGTCCTGGGCAGGAAAAACTTCTCCGGGTTCTTGAGGACGTTGTTGGGGCTCTTGGCGAACGGCGAAGAATCGGCGTCAATTGAACCGTTGTTCACGGTCAACACCCAAGCCGCCGTGATGTTGGCGCTCAAGTTCATCAGGCCGTTGAACACGCCGGTAAACGCCGTGTTCGTGGTGCCATTGCCGCCCTGACCCTGCCAAGCCGCCAAGGACGCGCCGGTGGACACCCGCCAGTAGCCGGGGTTGATCCGGTTGCGCCGGGGAATCAGGTCAAACGGCTGGATAATGGATTGCGGAGTAGCGCCGCCACCCGTCTTGAGCGGGGCATAACGGGAACCGAACAGGTCCGCCAACATGCGCTGCTTGGACCCGGCCACGCGCGCCTCCTTGGTGCTGGAGATGATTCGATCAAGGCCCACTTCCTTGAACATCGTGGACTCGATGTCCGACTTGTTCCAGCCGGTGATATTCGCGGTCGTCAACGACATCGCGTCGTCCACCACGATCAGCCGGGGATCGTTGTTGGTCGGATTAAAGCCGTTCGCGGCGGCATTGGGAGCCTGCGAGGCGCCGGGAGGAGTGTTCAACATAATTTTTTGTGTTTCGGTTTTCGGCGCAATGTGCGCTTGTTACACTCAAAATAGGGCACCGCAGCCACCAAAACTAGAAAACCGGCGTAAAGGGGAGCATTTCCCTTCGCGCCGGTTTGAGTTAAAAAAGTTTTCGTTTCCTCAAACTCACTTCACCATCTTCAAGTTCGCCACCAAGTCCGATAACGGGATTGGGGAGGGGTCTGCCGGCTCCGGTGTTTTCGGGGTGATTGTGCTGCCGGGTGCGGGCCGTTGACCGGCTCTTGGCGGGGTGATTTCAGCGGGGGGCACATGCGCCGCAGATTGAGATTGGCCAACCGTTTTTTTTGGAGCTGGTGCGAAACCATCGCGTTCCGCCTGTTTCCGCAAATTATTCACATGAAATTCAGCCTCTTCCTTCATGCGGATGCCCATCATGTCCACAATGGCCGTGTCGTTGAATGTCCAATAGTTGGCTGTCTGCCAGTTGGCCGCGTCAAACGTGGCTTGCTGTGCCGGAGTGTGATTGACCATGGCGATGAATTCTCCGCGCGGCAGGAACTGCCGTCCGTTGCGCACCAGGTACTTCCCGCCCGTGCGCTTGAAACTCTCGCCTTCCTGACTGATAAAATCCGAGATTTCCTTGTGGACGAACATCGGTTGTCCATTAACCGTGATGGTTTTGTTGGCATCGAATTTTTCCGCATTGTTCCGCAACAGCAAAAACTCTTCGACTTTGGCCCGCGACTTCGCCGCCACCATCCGCGTGACCCGGGTTTCCAAAGGGTACTCAGCTTCAGCCACCGCCATGCCCTTTTCCAGCGCCAGCGCCAGCGGAGCCGCCAGCACGGACTTGGTATCGGCCGTGATCTGGTTGCGCACGCCTTGCGTCCACTGCTCGTTGACAAACTTCTGAACACCCGGCAGCAGGGATGCCCGCTTGGCGTCCATCTCGATCTGTTCAATCTTCGGCGTTAACCGCTTCTCCGTGGCCTGCACGGCTTCCTCCTCGCCAATCTTGCGTTGGACCTTGCGGGCGTCCACCGGCTTGATCCCGGGCTTGCTCTGGACGAGGGCTTGGTACGCATCATCCTCTTCGGTCAGGGTTGGGTCGGCCACCCGCAACGCCTCAGCGCGGGCGTAATAGCCCTTCAACTCAGCCACCCGGCCACCGTATTTTTCAGGGAACAGCCGCGCGGCAACTTCTGCCTCCTGCAACTCCTCGCGCTGTTCATCCGTTAGGTTCGCGTCCACCGGGGCGGGCGTCGGCTGCACCGGGGGAACAAACGCCGGGGGCGGCGGGGGCGGAGCGTCCACCAGCGGGTGACCTTTGGTGGGGGACTTCACGGACACCTTCACCTTGGCCGGGGCTGGAGCGGGCGTGGCTGCCGGTGGAGGGGTTTCAGCCGGGGCTGCCGGGACTTCAGTCGGTTCCGGCGCCGGGGTGACCTTGGGCGTGCCGGTAATTGCCCCTTCCGGGTCCAAATCGCGCAAGATGATTTCCAGCAACGGATCTGACGCTGGCGCTTCCGACTCGGCCGGGGCTGGCGTTTCGCCCGGCGGTTCAGCGGGGGGCGTCAACGGATCAACGACCGGCGCTGGGGTGGCGGTGGGTTCAGCCGGCGGCACGGTGGCGGCGGGCACAATGGGTAGGTTCGTCTCGCTTGGCATATACTAAAATGAGTGTTACATCTGCGGCGGCGGAGTTTGCGGCCCCGCTGGGCCTTGTTGTGGCTGCTGTGGGGGTTGGTTCTTCTGCATCTCCGCTTGGATCATCTGCGCCGCCTGGGGGTTCTGTTGGGCAATGACGCTCGTCAACGCCTGGAGCAACTGGTGCATCTGGCCAATCTGCATTGTGTCGTTCTGCACGGCCTTGGCCAATTGATGCACCATGTCGGTAAACTGTTTTTCCTGACTGATGAGCAGGTTATCATTCTCGCCCGGCTTGACCTCCAAATTCAGGTCCACTCCCGCGTCAATTGAATGGAAAATGGTGTTCAAAATCTCAAACACCTTGGCTTTGCCCATGGCGCCAACCACGGCCTGCTGAATCTGCGGTTCCAACTGGCCAATGCTCTGAAGCATCTGCACAAGCACGGTTGCGGCCTGCTGGCCAGCCGGCCGGTCGCCGCCATCACGCGAAGTGAAGCAATAATCATGCACCAGGTCAGACTTGTTGCCGGTTAACCGGCTGAATCCGACCGGCTCATTCAACTGGTCGTCCGTAGCCGTAAAGCCAGTCTGGCTGACAATGCTCGGCGGGTAGCGGTTGGACACCGTCAACTCCACGTCGTCACTCCCGCAAGCCACCAGCGACTCGTAGCAGATGCGTTTCTTGGCCGCGCGCCCCTCGTCAATGCCCGTCGAGATGAAATCGTAAACCGTGTCCGTGGATTTGGAGATGTTGTTACTCTCCGTTGCGGATACTTCGTGGGTCATCTGCTGGCCAACCTCCTGTTGGGACATGACCTGTAATCGGTCAGCCATGTTAAGCACTTCGGTAATCGCTTTGAAAATCGCCTCAATCGCCGTGTTCGGCTTGGTTCGCACCGTGGTAAACGCCTGGTCGGGTTTGATCCCGAGAGCCGCCAGTTTTTGGAAACTAATTTCCAACATCTGCATCGAACAATACTTGGCTTTGTTCTGCATGATCTCCTCGAACTGCTTAAGCGCGGCCTTGCCCTCCGCCGTGTCCGGGAAGACGTCGGTGTTGAGGATGCAAACAGAGAACAAGTCTTGCTTGACCGTTTCCAATAGCTGGCTGAACAGGTTCGTGAGTTGGTCTTGGAACGGAATCAGCTCGTGCGCCAAGCTGATGTTCATGAGCCGGCCGTCGTGCTGGTTGTACGCGGAAACTGAAGCTGGAGACGACGGGATGATTTTGGCGTAAACCACCGTGGAGTCCCCCGCCACCTTTAGATGCACCCAGATCGGGTACGGATACCGGCCCCAACCCCAGTTCTGCGGGCGAACCTTCACCCAAAGATGCGTGAAGATCGTACTCACCTGTTCCATGGAACCGCCGACAAACAGGCCAATCCGGTTCTTGCGGTCGTTCGCCGCGGTCGTCGAAAATGTCTCATTCGTGTTCTCCGGCGCGCCGGCCTGATTCATCGTGGGCGGCGTAATCGTCGTGAAATACTGATTGAAGTATGACCAATACGTCGTGAACAAATCGCACATGCCTGAGGTGTACGAGACCTTCTTACGGTTGAAATAGTCGGAATTGTTGGCGATGTCACCCCATCTCGTGACGTCCCAAAAACCCACGTATTCGCAGCCAATGTCACTGTTGAGCGTGGTGATGGGGTACTGGTTATCGTAGAACACCCGGCTCGGATGCGGCGCCACCCACGCGATACCCTCACGCACGATCCTGGACCGCTTGCGGATGTTCCCCTTCTCGTCCGTCTTGATGGGGCCGGGCTCGCGCTCCAGTTGCATCTCCCGCTCCCAATAAGCCCGGGGGAAGCTAACGCACTGCGAGTAAAGCAGCATGTTAAGGATCTCCTGAGACCCATGATGGCGGTAATCGAATTGGTCCGCCATGATCTCCATGCGCTGGGAAACCACGTCCGCCCGCAGCTTGCCCACTTGGGTTTGGTCCCTCGGTTCGTATTTGTAGTACGGGAATAGCCGGTCATATTTCTGCACCTGGGCGGCCCGGCGGCGAGTGATGACTGACCGCAGAAGGTTGACGTTCACCTCGTAGAATTTCGGCAGATCCACCCCCACCACTTTCCCCTCACCGTCCTTGCGTAAATATTGGTCCGCGTTCGGTACATCCTTCATGACGTCACCGATGCGGTCGTTGCCGATTCGCCCCTGGGCGTATTGCATAAGCGGCACCACCGCGGTATTGATCGGCATGGAGTCCCACGCCATGTCCACGGCTGAGTATTTCTGATGATTGGAGAGCGACGTGCAAATATGCTCGTAAAGCACACCTTGCACCCACTTTTGGAACTTGTCGCGCTGGGCCACGTCCCGCCGGTTCGCATTGATCTCCGCCTTGGTCATCTTGGCCTCGCGGGCGGCGGTGGGAGCAACGGCGGTGAAGAACTCGCGGAGCCGGTCATCCGTGGTCCCAAACTCTTTCAAAATCTCAAAATCAATCATGGTTCACCCAATAAATCCAGCGGCACAATCGCCTGTCCTGGCTCACCGAAATTTCGCTCCCGAAATACCGCGTCAATCATGGCGAAGTGGAGGCTTACCGGCGGCGTAAACACCCCTCGCTCCATCGCTGCCCGTGTCTGCCCCGGGGTCAACCCCGCCATCACCCCGATCTCCTCCGGTGCCCGGTTTGCCAGGCCGCACAGCCTCAAAAACCGATCCTTGCTCCAACCCGGGATGACACCCATCTGTCGGTAACGACTCAACACTCGCGGGGCAATCAAGCCGTCGTCCGGGTTTGGCATATTCAAAGGCCCAACAAACCAATGGCATCAATCCGATTGGCATTCGCTTATTCCGGATTGAGATATTCTTTTGCCAATTTCCTCACCTTGTCCCTCATCTTCGCCGACATGAACGCCAGCGGGATTACTGCCACCGGGAAGTAATCATTTCTCAACTTCTTCTCGGCAATGATCTGAGGATCATTGTCGAGAGAGTTCGCCCATCCGAATCGTGGTCTTTTATCCATAAAATCACACCGCGTGGGGCATGGAGTCCGGGGGCACGTCGTTGTCATCCCCGGTCGGCACGCCGTCCTCACCCTTCATCATGGTCACCGCGGCGGACGGCGGCTCGTCACTCTCCGGTGTTTCCCCGTCATCGTCGGCCGGGGGAGCGTCATCCTCGTCGGGCTCATCGAACTCGATTTCCTTGATGGACAGCGTAACCACCTTCTCGCCCGCATCATCGAGCGTGGCCTTGGCGTGGAAAGACACCTCGTCGCCGGGGCTCAGCCGCGAAAACATCTCCGTGATGGATTTAGAGTCCTCAGCATCCAGGTGGATCTTCCCGGAGTCCTCGCCCTTCTTGAAGTTGGTGAAAACGAGGGCTTTGTCTTTCGGGTCTAAATTGGCGCTCATGATAAAAAATTAGGGAGTGTTACCCCATAGACAGGGTAACACACACTGGCGGCGGAATCAACCGGGCTGGCTATTCAAACCCGTGGATCTGGCTCAGGCACCGGGCGTAGCCAGCCATGTCAGTACAATTATCCCTTTTAGGGGTGTGCATATTCCGGGCAATCTTCAGCAGGATCTGCATGGTGGCCACATCCTCGGCCTCCAGTTCGGGGGCCGGGTTGCGTTCGTCACCATTGGCATCCAGTGACCGAGCCAACAGGAATGCGTTCCAGAGGATGGCAATGCGCTCATGGTTGACGTAGGGGTGACCGTAGTTCTCCTGTCGGGAGCCGCCGGTTACCCGCAGGGCTTCGGCCAGGACGCTTTCGGGAGCGGGCGGCTCGGTGGGTGGAGGTACACAGTGGGAAAGGATTTCGTCTCGCTTTATACAAAAAGAAGCCCATTCTTCCTCTGTCATGAAGCGGGATTTTTCGGTCTGTTTGTGAATCAAGTGCAATTGATCCAGTTCCTCCTCCGTCCACTTATGGAATAGAGTGGATTGCGGCCCGCGTTTCAGTTTTTCGTCCCATGCTTTTTGTGTTATTGGCATAAATCTTTGATGGCCGCGCCCGCCTCGGAGCGGGCAATGTTCACTTCATCTGCCGTGGGTTGCCGGTCTTCGCAAAGCATCCCCAGGCGCTCGTCGTACCGGTAATTCCACTCTTCGGTTCTTTCAATCTGGGTCATACTGGAAAAAGGGTAACAGTTGCGCAAAGGTTGTCAACTCTGGCCCATGGCTAGGATCTTCACTGGAGTCGTAACCCTCGCAATCGGCAGCGCCATGCGCGGATCTCCGCCCACCAGCAGCTTGAAGATGGGGTAGGAGAACGAGTCGAACTTGTGAATCCACGGGGACCGCTTCGGCTTCATCGGGTCGTCCTTGTCATGCTCCAGGTTGGCGAAGCACGCCACCGTGTTGTCACAGTTCTGGGCCGATACAAACAGCGCCTCCTCTGCCAGCATGGATTGAATCAGCCGCACGCGCGCCGCCACGCTCCCCGGCCCCTTGGGACATCCAAGCATCTGCACCGGCTCCACCTTGCCGTCGTAGCCGAGTTTGCCGAACTCCGCCAGGCATCGGTTGTACTCCCGCTCAAACTCCCAAGCGTCATAACCGCCTTCGCCACCAGGCCGGTACTGGTTGATGGCGCTTTCATCGGTGACGTGGCAAAACGTGAACGGATACCCCACCCGCTTCTTCCAATAACGCATCCGCTCGATGACCTCCCAAGCCAGCATCTTGAACAGGATTTTCTCTTTCAAGTGGTCGCACTCGTCGAAAATCATCCAAATATTCTTGGTCGCCGTGGGGATGCACTGGAGAAACGTGATGCCCTGCCACACCGAGCCCAGGTCGTATCCGATGTAGATCGGGTAGCCCCGCTTGGGTTCCAACCCCATCCCTTGAAGGATCAAAGCCGGGTCGTGCGGTTGGAGGTGAAGGGTGGGGGAGTAGTACCCCTTGAAGATGCCTTCCCCGGTTGGCATGTCCACCCATTCGCCCTCAATCAACCGCTTCCATTCAGTCGGGTCATGCTGGAACAGCCGGCGCAACCGCTCAACGTAACCCTTCGGCAGCCATTGGATGTTCTCCTGAATCGGGACGTGATACACCGAAAATTGCGGGTCGCGCTTGTCGGTCGCATTGCCCTCCGCGTCCTTCTCCATGCAGTCCACAAAGAACGTCTGGTAAACCCAGTGTAACGGCCCTTTGGCGTTGCATGAAGCCGTGAACTGTTGGGGGATGTCCTTGTCCTCGTTCACGGATGCCCGGCGGCGTCCGAGCTGGGCCGCGGTAAACTTCCAGTAATCGGCCCCGTCACACTCCGTCAATTCATCCACGTAGATGTAGCTGGGAGCCGGGCCTTTGATGCGTGCCTGAACCATCGAAGCGTGCGGGATGGACATGAGGATCAGCTTCGACCAACCGCCGTGCCGGTTCCGAATCCACCGATGCCGGTCCTTCGTCAACGGGTCCATTTTTGATGCGGTGTACTCCAGCCCCATGCCGTCATCCAGGTAGTTGCCGTCCATGTCCCGATTCCCATCCCGCCACGCCGGTAAAATAAGGCTCTCCAAATCGTACCAAATGCCTTCATTGCCCGTCCGGATCATGGGCGTGATAATCAACACCAGCGCCTCCCCCATCTCGTAGGCGTGACGGACAAGTTTGTGGCCGAGCCCAATGGATTTGCCCGAGCCCTTCTCGCCGTGTGCGATGATGTTTTCCGCCACGTCATCGAAGACCAAAGCCTGAGTCGGGTTAAGGTTGGGCCTCCAGCCCTCCCGCTTGACAGCCTTTGCCCGGCCTGACGGCGGCGGTGGAGCGTCCACCGATTCCAATTCATCACCCACCATGGCAGCCAGCACGTCAATGCTTTCCTCCGTCATCACCCCGGGGAGGTTCACACTCATACGTCCTGAATCTTCTTCAGCGACGAGAACCCGGGCTTGCTGGTGGATTTGCCTTTTTCCGTGCCGTTACCCAGCAGCTTCGCCACCTTGGCCTGAACCAGCACGCTCTGGTCAACCTTCACTGACGCTTTGTAGATGAATTCCAGCAAGCCGCGCCGGTCCTCGCGCAGAATGGATTCGTAGGCTATCTGCTTCTCCTCTGGTACGTCCAAGTTGGCCAGGCGAGTGTTGATGGCCTCCACCTCCTCAAGCGCCTCCAAGAACGCCTTGGTGATGCCGCCGCCGGTGATCTGCATGACCGCCGAGAAGTTGCCCTGGTAAAACTGTTGGCACGACACCGCGA